CAATCACATAATCAGTGTTCGCAATAGTAAAAACTCTACATTTGCCTGCTTCAATCTTTTCAATTGGTCGTCGCTCCACTTTTGTACAATCATACCATCCTGACGCTACTCGTTCACCACCTCGTGCTTTGTTCAAACGTTCATCAATTTTCTTTCTGAGCAATGGACAAATTACAGTATATGGTGGTTCTTCTGAAAATTGAGCACCACGGAGATAGGACCCATGTCTGAATCCATTTATTTTCGCCAATGGTTTGTAGGGGTGTCCTGGTGACGCTTGGAAATTGATTTTATCCATATACTCAACTCCATCTATTCCTGCGATAGCAACTTCTTCGCTCAAAACTCCAATCCTCTCAATACTTGCATATTCTCGTACAGTATCCTCCACAATCTCCTCCAAAATTGCCGGATCAAATGGACGCGCACTAATCCCATATTTTGCAATACCTTCCATCACTGGGGACTTTCGCTTGCCCACATGTTTTCGCAATGTGCAAGCTGGAGTACATTCCTCGCAAATAATCCGAGGGTCAGTTGGTACGAGTGTGCTCGGTTCAGTTACATGTTCTCGTATTTTATCATGCAACAATGATGGAATAATGTCACCTTTTTCCGGTAATCGAACTTGCATAGACTTCTCCATCACTCCAAATTGTGTAAAAGCCCCATGGGCATAAATATGTTGCTGCTGATCCAAAACAATATTCCCTTCAGGCGGTGGAAAATTTACTACACTTTGATCAAATTGCTGTATGGCACGCTCCAACATATCCCGAGTAATGACTTCTGCAATGCCATAATTTCGTGCTGTCACCCCTGCTATATGCATTCCGCACAACTTAGCCACACTCTTGGCATTCGACATCACCACTATTGAACCACAATGACCAATCATAGCAGGGGCACTATACGTATAGCCTGTGGTGATAATTTTAGTTCGCGACCCTGTTTTATCCACTGAATAATTGCTTCTCACTGCCAGCTCTCGGATTTCAGGCAATGTATACTCCACGTGAACGTTATCCCGTGCCGAAACCAAAATTCCCATCTTTCCAATTGGCACACCAATTTCTTTGTCAGAAATAAACATGCGAATGCGCGATCTATACGGCCGCAACTTTGGTCCTGCCTTGTACACAACACAATCTTTTATAGTTTTGTCATGATTTTCCAGCAATACCAAATTTTCAGGTTCGTAAAACAATTCAACACTCATTCCTGCCTTATCCTTTACAAATATAGCGCTTCCACGTTCAATTGGATCTCCACGTACATCCAAAAACAAATGTGCGGGACACAGCAGAAAATCACCATGAAATGCATATGCACACATGTCTCTCTTCGTAGTAGTCGAAACCACATCAATGGCCAAAACATTTGGAATAACTGCTTCCTCCAAAATACTACGCAAGGTCGGATCACGTTCGTAAAGCAATGCTTCATCAACATTTTCACAAACCCCATGGCCTTCATTTTCTCGCGCCGCCCCTTGTTTAAGCCAACGAGGTGCAAAACGTGGTTTAATCGTTGACTCCACAAATGGTGCCAAAGGTTGAATACGCCCTTGAGCCACTCGTCGATGAGTCTTTGCCACACGCTTTTGCAAAGAGTCAACTGGAGGAGAATGTGTATCTACTGGATCTTGAATAGCAAACCTACCAGCTTTTTCCATCACTTTCACAATTTCCTCAGGTGTAAGAGTGTCCAACACATCTTTGCGGACTACTCGTCTCCTCCATTGATGCAACTTGAAAATACCAAAGATGGTAAGCGCGAGTCCAGCAACATTAATAAAAAGCTGTACCCAAGGATGTTGTTCAAACCAATCTTCTTTTTGCTGCAACAACTCACCTGTAACGATATCATAATCGTAGGCATTAGCTTTCACACCTTTTGCTTTTATTACAGCCTCCAAATCATCCATTAGCC